ATAAAAATAGATAATTAAAGGACCAATTAAAATGATCGAGTGAACTCTAATGAGTTAAAAATGACTCTCATCACCTGAGAGTAATAAAATCATCTGCCAACCGATGCGCCATGGCTTGTTGATAAGTCCAAAGCCCATCAACTCTAAATCCGCTCTTAACACATGACGCAATTATTTTATCACGCCAGGCATCAAACTCCGGCTTGTCACGGCGAGACAATTCCCTCAACGCAGTATCAATGTTAGTCCTAGTACAACCAACAATGTCATCATTTCTCACAAAATGGAGCATTTTTTGAATGCTCTCGTCTTTCAAAATTCCTTCTAGATTTCTAGAATTAAAAAGAATGTCCTCTTGGGGAACATCATCAACCACTTCATCGTCTTTCTTAGCGGGAGTCCACAACATGCCAATTCTTTCCATTTCTTTCTGAATGGTGGTCGGCGAAAATTGCTCCAACAAATCCCTCGCGACAACCCAAACATGGTCATCACCACCAGCAACAAATCTGACGCTTTCATCAAAGTTATATCCGGGACAAAGATTCTGAAAACAGGTTCTAAACAGCCTAACGTTATCAAGATTGTTTTTTAAAGCCGTTCCAGGCTGTCCTGAAGGATTCCCGCCGGGGGCATGAAAAATATTGCCTCGGTAAAGGAAAAAAGGCCGATTACTTGCTTGCCATAACATTGTCCGGACAAGATTATCTTCCTGCTGATTTGCGACTTGGGAATACCACTTGTTTATAAATTGAATCGTGGAATCTCCACTAACAGAAGAGGATGATGCTTCAAAAGAAGAATAATCACCATCACCAAAACTACCATCTCTCAAAGACGTCAGGAACATTTTGAGCCTGTTGACATCGAAATCGGAATCGCTCATTCCCAGGGCAATACCATTCTTAATGTTATTTTTAGAAACATAAATCATGAATGCTCCAAAGTATTTGCGATACAGATAAGTATAAGCCACCGGAGCTATCTGAATTATCCTTTGTTTGTTTTTGGCAT